CAAAATTTATCTTGTACAAATTCTGGCTTATCACTAACAGTTTGCTCTTGTGCTTCTGTGGTGATTGGTGCTGTTGCATTATCATCTACCATCTTTTTCTCCTTTTTTTATTCTTGTTTGTATTACAGCTGTTAGGAATCTCATTCCTTCTAAATGAAACAATCCATTGCTATCTATATTAGGACCAGCAACTGCTTCAGTTGTAATTGATTTAATATACTCAAGAATTTTTTTTCCATCATCATTCTTAAATACACCTGCAAATATTTTATTAAGATTACGTTCTTCTTCTTCTGTTCTTACGTAACCATCAATAGATTTTGCAGGAATTGGTCTTTTTTCTTTAAGTCCATCCCAGCTCATTATTGAGGTATTTCTCCTTCTTTAGGTGCAGTTTGTAACTGACTAATCTGTTGTACTATTTGTCTTTGTTCTTCTTCATCACGAATAAGTTTTTCAGGCAAATTCATTTTTTCAGCTAGATACTTAGCAGTTTCATTTTGATTAACAATAACATTAATCATTTGTGGGCCAAAAGTACCTGCAATAATTTCATTAAATCTATTTACATCAGAAACATCTTGCATGTGTTGAGCTTGAGCTAATGGAGATCTAGCTCCTATTTTAACTTCTCTACCATTAACTTTAGGTAATTCTATTCTACCTTGTTTAGATAATATTCTAATAATTCTTTTTAATAATGGATGTATAAATTCAGATTGTAGTCTTCCAAAAGAAGAACCTATCTGTCTAGATAAATCTGCCATTCTTTCAGAAACTTCTGTTGCTGTCATTGGAGTTCCTTCTGGTCTTCCAAGAGCTTCCATGTATAAAGCTTTTTTAATATTCTGCCTCATATCATTTAATACTAATTGAGCTACATCAAAATTAGATGCAGATTGTATAGCACTTAATCCTCTTGATCCTGGAGCTACTGGTATTAAAGATCCAGGTACTAACGCTATGTTGTCTGGATTAATTACACCATCATCTTCATAAGTATAAACTCCAGATACTGACATTTGTGCATTTTGTAATATTAACTCAACAGTTAAGTTACAAGTTTTAATAGCACCCATAGCATTAAATATTGGCCCTCTACCATATACTTCACCAGATGCTTTATTCCATCTAAATACTAAATAAGGATTAGATCCTTCGCCTTGATATTCTTCTTCAAATATAACTGCTTTAGGATTATCTAATACAACACAATATTTATATTTTTCTTCATTCTCTTGATAAATTTTATATACAGCTTCAATAATAGTTAATTCTTTTTTTTGTTGTAACAAATCAAAATTTTCAGGCATTACAGCTTTAGGATATAAAACTTTAATATGTTCTGGTTTTACTTTTCTAGTTCTATAAACTGTATCAATTTTTCCATCTGGGCCATTTAACAAACATACTTTTGGTAATGGTACAGCAGTAAATTTAACAGGATTAACAGCATCACCTTCTTCAACTAACATACATCCAGTACCAACAGCAAGATCCATGAATGCTTCGTGTACTTCTTGATTAAAGTTTGAGTTTTGTAATACTTCAAAAACATATTCTGTAATTTTATCTAATTGTAAATTAACTTGTGATTTTTGTTCTTCTGGTATTTCAACACCTGCTTGGAAATCTGCCCATCTTGCAAATGTAGGTACGATACCAGATTGTAATCTTGATGCAAATTCTTGTACACCTACTACAGCAGTTTCATCAAAAATTTTATCAGTTCTTTTTTGTCCTGGCGACTCATCATAAAAAGATTCTCTATTAGGTAAACAATATTCATAAGCTTCTTCAAATTTTTCTCTCCAATGATCTTTTACAGATACAGCTTCTTTATATTTTTCTAAAATAGCTGCTGCTTTATTTGATGTATTTATTACTGGTGTATCGTCTATTTTATAATCCATTAATCTTCCTCGCTTAATAAGAATCTTCTATATGCAGAAATTCTTCTATTGTTAACACTTCTTCCTATCATTCCAGATCTATTACCACTTTTTTTAAATAGACTTTGTTTTACTTCTGTTTTTTTTGGTTCCATAGATTTATTTTCTGCTTCTACTTCTTTAAGAACTTTTTGTTGAATACTTTGATTACTATCTCTATTATTTTTATAACCTGGATTTGGATTTCCATAAGCATCTGTTTTACCAGATAATCTATTATTCATATAAGATTTATAACTTTCCAAAGTATCTACATATCCAGCTCTATTTTTACTTTTTAAAACTTTTTCTCTATAAAATTTTCTATTTTTTTCAAACATTTTTTGTCTAGTTTTTGTACCTAAAAAAATATTAGCAACTAAACTTACAGGGCCTTTTACTGGAATTGATTTTACTTTATAATTATCTAATTGAGATTTACCAACAGCTGCAGTAACTTTTGCTTTACTTGCTCTAATTTGATTACCAGTTGCTACTGTAGTATTTGATGATCCACTGCTTGTATGTGGATTTGGTCTGCTAGTTGTTTTACTTGCAGATATGCCTTTGCTTTTAGAAGTTGTTTGACTTCTGTTTCTATCAGCTCCTCTTTCTCTGTTACTAGATCCATATCCGTAAGGCATATTATTTTTTACTCCATTTGTTTTTTAGTTCTACTATAAAAACTTTTATTTTAAAAATTATTTTATTTATAAATTTCATCATCTAAATCTTTTAGTTTTCGCTGCGATACTTTTAGGTTGCTTAACGAATTGTTTTCCTTTTTTATTTCCACGTGCTTTAGCTGCATTAGTTGCTGATTTTTCTTTAGCCGTAAGAGCCTTCCAAGCTTTCTTAGGTAAATATCTTCGTTTGCCTTCTGATTTTTTACCACTGCTTGTTTGCCATTTTTGTTTTCCCCATTTGGTAAGCTTGTTGGATGAAGACTTAGATCCTCTATAGCCTCCACCTGCTTTTTTATAAATTTTTGTAGCAAGTTGCATAGCCCTAGCACTGTGTTTACCTCCCATTCTTGCTTTAGCTTGAGCTTTAGCTCTTGCCCATAAAGCAGGTTTAGTTTTTTTTGCAACAGCCATTAAGCTTTTTTCTTATTGTTGTTTGCAAAACTTCTTGCTGCAGCCACACTACCAAAGCCCCAAGCTTTTAATGCTAAAGCTTTTCTAGTTGGTCTGCCTTTACTATCCTTCATTGGTCCTTTCATTCCTGCAAATCTTGCAGCAAAAGAAACCCTTCTAGGATTCTTACCTTTTTTAACTGGTGCTTTTAAGTTAGATCCTTCTTTACGTTTAAAGTAAGCTCTACCTCTAGCATTCAGTCCACCTTTAGGATTCTGATATACCTTTGCTACCATTATCCAAAGAAACCTCTACCACCTGCTTGACCAAATAATGATCTAGAACCAATAACTCCTTTAGCAACTTTTCTTTTATAAGTTTCTTGTTGCTTTTTTAATTCAGCAGCTCTTGCTTCTTCTTCTTTTCTTTTAGCTTCTAGCTCAGCTTCTAATGCTGAATTGTCTGGTGGATCTTGTTGTTTCCCAAGTATTGAACCCATTATAACTCCTCGTCATCCATATCATCAAAATCATAAGAAGTTAACGAACCCATATTAGCTTCCATTTCTCTTAAAAGATCATCTTCTTGATCATGAAGATCTCTCATTTCATCAATGATTTCTTGTACAGACTTTTGTTTTTTTTTAATTTTTGACATTTGGATCCTTAATTTTTTGATTAAATGACTTATATCCTGCTTTTATCAACGCACAATAAAGCTGATAGGGAGTTAAGATATACCATTTATAGAATCCTATTAGACGCATTATAAATGAAACGCAGGTCATATCTTTTATTCTAAAGAGCTGCCACTGTTCTTTTTCTGGGCATCTTAATACTTCATAGTCTTTCAAATAGAATAACATATTCTCAAGTTCTTTTGCAGTTAGTAAACTATGTTTTATTCCTGCATGAGTATATTCTAAATGAATCCATACATTTTTTTCTGGATCAAAGTTTAAAGCACCACAATGTTTAAAACCTTTTTTTAAAAACTGTAGCCATTCTGGATATGGATATTCATCTGCTTCGTAAAAATATACTAACCATTCCTTTTGAATATGTCCCATACTTTCCTTTTACTTATACCTGGCTTTTGAAATACATCCCATTGTTTTTTAGCAACAGTTGGCTGTGTTTGTATTTTACCAGACATCATTGTTCTACCTTCACCAGCTCCCATCATTAAATATTGTAAAGCATCATGAACGTGAGAGTATCTATTCTTTAATGGTTTCTCATCATATCTATCTCCAGATACTTGAAGTCTTCTATAATGATAACCACCATTAAAACCTTTTTTAAGATTGATACAATCAGTACTCATATTAAATCCTGGTGATCCATCTACTAATCTTGATAGTGTAGAATCAACAGCTTCTATTCTTAAAGCAACATCATTAGATGGTGCAGGTATAGCTTTTAATCCACAGTTTCTCATAATTTGAAATGGAGTTCTTTCATCTGTTTGTGATCTAAAATCT